GCAGGTGACACCCTAGGTGCAATACAATTTGTTTCTCAATTTACAAGTGGTGGATTTGCAGCAGCAAACATAAAAGCTATAGCACATAATAATGCAAGTGGAGGTGCAAGTGGAGGTGCGGATTTAGTTTTTGAAACTTCTGAAGGAACAACAGCAGCTGTTCCTACAGAGAGAATGCGTATCGCCTCTAAAGGCAACGTTGGTATCGGGACGACTGATCCTAGTACAAAACTTAACGTAATAGGTTCTGGTAATATAGGTGGATCAAACTTAGCTAATTCTTATATGTTAGCGGGAACTGTATCTAACGGTCTTGGTATAGATCGTAATGAAATCGCTTCCAAAGGAGGAGTGTTGCAAATTGGTACTCTAGATGTTAAAGACTTTATAATCAAGACTAATGGTACTGAAAGAATCCGAGTGAGTGGTACTACGGGGCAAGCTAAATTTGAAGAGAAGATTTTAATCAATTCTGCAACTAATACCATAGGAGAAATAAATTCTACAGGAGGGTCTTTTACTGTTAACGCAACAGGAGGAGATCAGAGTGTACGTCTTGCTATATTAGGTGAAAATAAGTTAAGTGTTCTTCAAGATGGAACAGTCTCAATTGCTTCTATAGGAGTAGATGATAATCAACCTCTACTTACAGTAAATGGAGCTGTTAAGATTGGCAATAGTTTCCAAGGTAATGGTTCTGCCTACGCTACGGCTGAGAATGCAGGAACAATGAGGTACCTAGAAGGCCCTAATGTTAGCGTTGTAGAAATGGTTATGAAAATTAGCCCTACATCTTATGGATGGGTTGAAATAAAACGAAATAATTATTAATATTTTAAATATAAAAGATAAATAATGGCAATTTACAATTGGGAAATACCCACAATGAATGCTCATATTCAATCAGAAGGTCAAGACAATGTAATATACACAGTACATTACAGGTATGTAGGAACGGAAGAGTCTGATGGTGTTACTTATACAGAAAGTATTATAGGAACTGAAAGCTACACATATACGGAAGGAGATCCTTTTACACCTTATGCAGATACTGAAGCATTTCAGAATGTAGTTATAGGATGGTTAGAAGGTTCTTTAGATGTAGAGCAGATGCAAGCAATTATTGCTGCGAGTATACAGTCTCAAATTACACCAGTTAATGAAGATTTAGCATTTACATGGCAAGATTAAAATAAAATTAAATTAAATCAAATGGATATAAGAAAAATTTCAGTAGGAGCAGACTACAAGTCTAGTGCTATGCACTATATATTAGGTCAAGATATTTTAAACGGAAATTATTGCATACATTTGATAAAGCATATAGAAGAAAACAATTCTATAAAAATTTGGATTGAAAACAAAAAAGAAGAAGTATTCCTTTGGAAAGAATTTAATTCTAATATGCCAATATCAATTGAATATAATATAAATTTTGAATGAAATCACCTTTTAGCTTTATTGTAAAACCATACAATAACAAAAGGTATGACAACACTATAAAGATTGGAAATGTTAATTTAATAACAAGTTCGTCTAAAGAAGATCATACCGTATCAAATCGATATGCAATAGTTGTAGAAACTCCAATCAATTACACAGGCCCTATAAAGCCAGGAGACACCCTTTTAGTGCATCATAATGTATTTAAGTACTACAATGATATGCAGGGTAGAGAAAAGAGCGGAAAAAGCTTCTTTAGAGATGATTTGTTTTTTATAGACAACGATCAGTTTTTTATGTATAAGCAAGATGAAGAATGGAAAGCTCATTCTAAATACTGCATGATTAAACCTATTGAAAAAAACAACAATCATTATCTTAAAACTCATGCAGAAGAAGAGCCATTAATGGGCTTAGTTAAGTATCCTAATGAATACCTAATTAGTAAGGGCATTAATAAAGGTGATAAAGTTTCATTTCAACCCAATAGTGAATATGAATTTAATGTTGATGGAGAAAAACTATATAGAATGTTTGATAGTAATATAACAATAATATTATAAGCATGGATGTAGATAAAATTAAAATACAGATTATAAATGCTGGAGAAAAAGCAGTTCAACAACTAATTAAAGTAGCTGAAGAACAAATAATAAAATACGGAGAAGATGATGAGTTAGCTGCAGATAAACTAAAGAATGCAGCAGCTACAAAAAAACTTGCAATTTTTGATGCTTTTGAAATATTATCTAGAATTGAATTAGAAAGAGGTATGATTCAAAAAGACAATCAAATAACAAAAGGCTCTGAGTTTAAGGGTTTTGCTGAAGGAAGGTCAAAATAATGTACAAACAAACATTATACAAAATACTCGACAATGTAATACCTGCTAAGGTGTTAAAATCTTACAATAAATCTAAGAAATGGAAGTATGGGTATAATAAAGAGTTTGATATAGTTGTTATTTCTAAAGACGGCACGATTGATGAAGTATATGAAATACAAAATTTAAAAATAGCTTTACCAAAAGAAAAAGATGTTTATCGTTTTGAAAATGATTATTGGGGTAAATTAGAGTATCCTAAAGAATTAGATAAAATAAAAAATGTATTCGATTGGGACGCTTATCCTGAAAGTTTTAAAGAAAAATGGTATGACTATATTGACAAAGAGTTTGAAAGAAGGGAAGAAGGTTTTTGGTTTAATAACAAAGGCATTTCTACTTATATTACTGGCTCTCATTACATGTACTTGCGCTGGACCAAGATTGATATTGGGCAGCCAGACTTTAGAGAGTCCAATAGATTATTCTATATATTTTGGGAGGCATGCAAAGCGGACATTCGTTCATACGGAATGTGCTATCTTAAAAACAGGAGGTCAGGGTTTAGCTTTATGTCCTCATCAGAACTCGTGCATACAGCAACCACCTCACGTGACTCACGTTTTGGTATATTGTCAAAAACAGGAGCGGATGCTAAGAAGATGTTCACCGATAAGGTCGTACCTATTTCCCTTAACTACCCGTTTTTCTTCAAACCAATCCAAGACGGAATGGACAGGCCGAAGACGGAACTTGCGTATAGAGTCCCAGCATCAAAACTTACCCGTAAGAAACTTGATCAAAATCAAGCCGCAACGGAATTGGAAGGTCTTGACACCACGATTGACTGGAAAAACACAGGGGACAACTCGTATGATGGGGAAAAATTAAGAATACTTGCTCATGATGAATCTGGTAAATGGGAAAGACCTGATAATATATTAAATAATTGGAGGGTTACAAAAACGTGTCTTAGATTAGGTTCTAGAATTATAGGTAAATGTATGATGGGAAGTACATCAAATTCTCTTGAGAAGGGTGGTGGTAATTTTAAAAAATTATATGAAGATTCCAATGTGGGAATACGAAACAAGAATGGTCAAACTAAAAGCGGTTTATATTCACTTTTTATCCCAATGGAATGGAATTACGAAGGTTTTATAGATGTATATGGTCATTCTGTTTTTGATAATCCCGAAAAAGATGTAGAAGCTCCTTACGGAGAGATTATAGAACAAGGAGTTATTGATCATTGGGAAAATGAAGTAGAAGGTCTTAAATCAGATCCTGATGGATTAAATGAATATTATAGACAATTTCCTAGAACAGAATCTCATGCTTTTAGAGATGAAAGTAAACAGTCTTTATTTAATTTACAAAAACTATATCAACAAATAGATTACAATGATTCTTTAATAAAGGATAGATTTGTAACAAGAGGTTCTTTTAGTTGGAAAAACGGAATAAAAGATACAGAAGTTATTTTTTCTCCAAACGATAGGGGTAGATTCTATGTTTCATGGACTCCTAATAAACAATTACAAAATCAATACTATTTTAAAAACGGAATCAAATATCCTGGTAACGAACACATGGGAGCTTTTGGATGTGATAGTTATGACATATCAGGTACTGTTGGTGGTGGCGGTTCAAATGGCGCATTACATGGTATGACTAAATTTCATATGGATGAAGGCCCTACTAATGAATTTTTTTTAGAATACATTGCTAGACCGCAAACAGCAGAAATATTTTTTGAAGATGTATTAATGGCATGTGTTTTTTATGGAATGCCAATTCTTATTGAAAATAACAAGCCACGATTATTATATCATTTTAAGAATAGAGGGTACAGGGGGTTTTCAATGAACAGGCCTGATAAAATATATACTAAACTTTCAAAAACAGAAAAAGAATTAGGTGGTATGCCTAACAGTTCTGAAGATATAAAACAAGCTCATGCAGCAGCTATAGAGTCTTACATTGAAAAACACGTTGGATTTGATTTATCAGGGGCTTTTAGAGACTCTGATTTAATAGGTTCGATGTATTTTATTAGGACTTTAGAGGACTGGGCAAGGTTTGATATTAACAACAGAACAAAATTTGATGCATCAATTAGTTCGGGTTTAGCTATAATGGCTACACAAAAGAACCTGTA